TAATCTATTTTACATTCTTACCGATGAAGTTACTGGTAAATATCTTGGTGTCATCTGTATCTCCTCAGACTTCCTGGACTTGACTCCGAGAGATAATGCAATCGGATGGTCGAGAGATGTTAAGACACAACAACACATGATTAATCACACCGCAATCGGTTCTACAATTGTTCCGTTGCAACCACTTGGTTTCAATTACATGGGTGGTAAATTATTGGCATTGATGTGTCTATCTGATACAGTTCAAGCAGATTGGAAAAGGCAATATGGAGACACTCTTGTTGGCGTTACTACAACGTCACTATACGGAAAAACAAAAGCGGGAGGGCTTTCGCAGTATGATGGCCTTGAGCATTGGAATCCTATGGGCTTTTCTTCTGGCTCGGTGGCTTTCGAACCATCCAGAGCAACCAAAAAATTAGTATTCGATTGGATTAAAGAGAACCATACTCGTAAATATTTTGAATGGTGGGAAGCCAAGAATACACAGGGTCTTCCACTTAAGCGTGACCACAAGAATCGTTCTTTAAACTTTGCTTATTCTAAGTTACAAATACCAAAAGAATTGATTCGTACCGAACATCAACGTGGTATCTATTTTAGTCCACTCTATAATAATACCAATGAATTTCTCCGTAAGGAGATTACCAATTCCGAACTGGTAAAGTCGTTTGATACCAGTGAAGAAACCCTTGCCAATATTTGGAAAACCAAGTATGCTAAGGGACGAATTAGGCAATTACAAAAAAAGAATAATGTTTCATATGAAACACTTTTTTATGATGACCTAATTTATCTGTCTTGGGAAGATACCAAGGCAAAATATCTGCCACAAGTTGGCAGATAAACAAGTATACCACACACATACTTGACACAGACACATATATAATGATATACTGTGTGAACTTGCTAAGGCAAGATTTTTAACTTTACTATGGAGTATTATATAATGAGCAAGAATTTATCTGCTAAACAAAAGATGTTGGCCACTTTGAAGAAACAAGATGGTTACAACACATTCACTACAGCCCAAGCACAAACACGTTTTGGTATCAGCAATGTTGCGGCTCGTATCGATGAACTTCGTAAAGAAGGTAACTGCATCTACACAAATTCCAAAACTTTGGAAAATGGTCGTAAGATTACTTTCTATCGCCTAGGTACACCTACTAAAGCAATGGTTAAGGCTGCACTAAGTGCCGGTTATTCTTTCACTGCCTAATCGGTAGACACAGACTAAGAGGAGTTGGCTTTGAGCCAATCTCCTCTTTTTTATTTTAAACATTGGAGAACAAATGGAAATATCAATTAAAAAAGAAGATTTACAAACAAAGAGTTTGTTCGTGGCAACACCTATGTATGGTGGTCAAAATCACGGCCTTTATATGAAAGCCTGCCTGGATTTACAGTCAGCATGTATTCAATATGGTATTTCTGTAAAGTTCTCGTTTTTGTTTAATGAATCATTAATTACACGAGCAAGAAATTATCTCGTAGATGAGTTTATTCATCGTTCGGATTGCACACATATGTTGTTTATTGATTCGGATGTACACTTTAATCCACAAGATGTGATTGCTATGTTGGCACTTGATAAAGATGTTATTGGTGGTCCGTATCCTAAGAAAGCAATTAAGTGGAAATCTGTTAAGACAGCAGTTACAAAAAATCCCGAAATTGACCCACAATTACTTGAAAAAGTTACAGGCGATTATGTTTTTAATCCAGTTAAAGGTACTGCACAGTTTAATGTAACTGAACCATTAGAAGTGATGGAAATTGGAACTGGATTCATGATGATTAAACGTGATGTGTTTACTAAAATGGAAGCAGCTTATCCGTCCATTCGCTATAAACCAGACCATGTAGGTCAAGCCAACTTTGATGGTTCACGATACATTCATGCTTTCTTTGATACCGTCATCGACACCAAAAATTCAATTACTGGTGGTGGTTCTGACCGTTATCTTTCAGAAGATTATATGTTCTGTCAGATGTGGCGTAAGATTGATGGAAAAATTTGGTTGTGTCCTTGGATGAGAACAACACACATTGGCACTTATCACTTCCAAGGAGATATGCCTGCTGTTGCTAATTTTGTCGGAGAAATGTAATGTCACATGAATCGATTTCTGTGTCTGCTGGAATAGATACGATTACATTAAATATGAATAATTTGGTTAATGAAGCACCTTATCATCCTGGATATGAAGATGCAGCAATGGCACCAAAAGAAGAAGGTCGTAAATTTGATGGTGGCAAATTAGAATATGGCTTATTGCCGCCTTTAGCTCTAGAAGAGGTTGTTAAGGTTCTAACTTTTGGTGCTCAGAAGTATGAAAGAGATAATTGGCAAAAAGTACCAGATGCCAAAAGAAGATACTTCGATGCACTACAACGCCATGTTTGGGCATGGAAACAAGGGGAGAAATTTGATCCCGAATCTGGTATACATCACTTGGCACACGCTATGTGCTGCTTGATGTTCCTCTACGAACATGATATAATGTATTCTAAGTCGTAAATTTTTACATAATGGAGAAACAAATGAAGTTATCAAATGAAACACTAACAGTCTTAAAGAATTTCTCGGCAATCAACCAAGGCATTCAATTCAAACAAGGAACAAAACTTACCACAGTATCAGCAGGTAAAACTGTTCTTGCTCAAGCAGAACTTAAAGATAGTTTTCCACAAGACTTTTGTGTATATGATCTGAATCAATTCTTATCAGTAAATTCTTTATTCAAAGATTCAGCCGAATTGGATTTTGATGATTCTAATGTCATCTTTAAATCTGGTCGTTCTAAGGTCAAGTATCGTATGACCGCCAAAGAAATGATTGTTACGCCACCAGAAAAAGATATTACATTACCTTCTGTGGATTGTGAATTTAAACTCACACAAGAAGATTACGAATGGATTATGAAAACGGCGAATGTACTTTCTTCTCCACATATTGGTATTCGTTCTGATGGTGAAACTGTTGAAATTATTACCTTTGATGCAGCTGATAACTCCGCACACACAAACTCAGTACAGGTTGGTGAAGGTAATGGTAAAAAATATACAATCGTATTCAAATCAGAGAATATCAAATTAATTCCTGGTACCTATGATGTTAAGATTTCATTCAAGGGTATTGGTCATTTCCAAAATACTAAAGATGATATTCAATACTGGATTGCTTTTGAAGCTAAAGAAACAAAGATTGGAGAATAAATGTTAATTCACTTTACAGACTCAAGCACAAACAACTCTATTGCAGTTAATCTTAATCAATTGGTTTGCATCTTCACCGTTGAAGAAGAAGGCGTAGAAAAAACTATTTTAAATATGTTGAATGGTAACTTGGCAATCAAAGAAAGTTATCTTGAAGCCGTAGGCCGCATCAATGGAGAAATGAAATAATGCCAACAGTTCAAACATTATTTGGAACATTTAATGATACACAACTCAAAGCCCTTAAAGGGGCTGTTGAGGAAATTAACCATGCGATGAGTGTGGTTGAAGTACAGAACAATCAAATTAAAGATATTGTAAATGCAACATATGATTCTTTAAAAGTTCCTAAAAAAATCATTAAGCGTATGGCTAAAGTTTATTATAATCAATCTCTACAAACAGAGGTTGCCGAATTCAAAGAGTTCGAAGCATTATTTGAAGGCATTACAGAAGTAAAATAAGAAGTTTATATATTATGGGAGTTTGTGATGGAACATTTATTATGGGTCGAGAAGTATCGGCCAAAAACTATTGAAGAATGTATTTTACCTGATGCAATCAAGACCACTTTTCAGGAGTACGTTAACAGAAAAGAAATACCAAATCTTCTTTTATCTGGTACGGCAGGTGTTGGAAAAACAACAATTGCTAAAGCACTATGCAATGAGGTTGGTTGCGATTATATTGTCATCAATGGTTCTGACGAGTCTGGCATTGATGTCCTTCGTAATAAAATTAAGAACTACGCTTCTTCAGTATCTCTTGCAGGTGGCCGCAAGGTTGTTATCATTGATGAGGCCGATTATCTTAATCCTAATTCAACACAGCCAGCACTTCGTGGAGCAATCGAGGAGTTCTCCTCAAACTGTTCATTCATCTTTACTTGCAATTTCAAAAACCGTATTATTGATCCGATACACTCTCGTTGCTCGGTGGTGGATTTTAAAATTAACGGTTCTAAAGCCAAAATGGCTGCAGCTTTCTTCAAACGTTGTGAATGGATCCTTGAACAAGAAGGCATTACATACGATAAAGAAGTTGTCGCAGCAGTCATTACAAAACATTTTCCAGACAATCGTAGGGTTCTCAATGAACTTCAACGATATTCGGTTTCTGGTACCATTGATAAAGGTATTCTTAGCAATGTTGCTGACATACAACTTGGCACTTTGGTTTCTGCGTTAAAAGAAAAAGACTTTGCATCCACTCGTAAATGGGTTACTAACAACCTAGATAACGATCCAGTTAAAATCTACCGTAAACTCTATGATACTTTGTATGAAGTATTAAAACCACAATCAGTACCACAATTGGTTTTAATCTTGGCTAAGTATCAGTATCAAGCCGCTTTCGTGGCTGACCATGAGATTAATATGGTGGCATGTTTAACAGAAATCATGGTGGATTGTGAGTTCAAATAATGCCGGATCTGTTCAAAGAAGTAATTCCTTCTATACTCCAAACCAAAAAATCTGTCTTTCAAGACGCCTATGATTACAAAGATTACAAACCCTTTGTTGTAAATCGTGCTTTGTCGTACCATATGGACTGTGTTCTCTATGTAAATGAGATGAATATCCATACAGGAATCGACTCAGATATGCAATATTCATATCTTCTAAATACAATAAGACCAATGAAACGGAAATTTCAACCGTGGCAGAAATCAGAGGTCGACAAAGATATAGAATGTGTGAAGCAATATTTTGGCTATTCTAATGAAAGAGCCAAAGAAGCCTTACGAATTCTAAATGATGAACAACTCGCTGAAATAAAAATAAAAACAGCAAAAGGCGGAGTGAACAAGTAATGATTTCAATTTTAGATTTGGTTGAAGTTACATTAGGTGAGAAGGACGATTTCCTCAAAGTGCGTGAAACTCTCACACGAATCGGTGTGGCTTCCAAAAAAGACAGAATTTTATACCAATCTTGCCATATCTTACATAAACAAGGTAGATATTATATCGTACATTTCAAAGAATTATTTGCTTTGGATGGTAAGCCTAGTGACATTTCTGAAAACGATTTATCTCGTAGAAATGCAATTGCTAAGCTATTGGAAGATTGGGGACTGGTAAAGATTATCAATAGAGATAAGGCAGAGAATCCTCCTCCTATTTTTCTATCACAGATTAAGATACTATCTCATAAAGAAAAAGATGATTGGGAACTGGTACCAAAATACAATATTGGTAAAAAACCAGGCGCCTATTAATTGATGTAATAAATATGATTACACCATGATTCTGTGGTGCATTTGATTTGAGGAGTATTATATGGATGTATTAAAACTATTAGATGGCTTAGGCTATCTATGGATGGTATTCTTTATAATGATTGCTGCTGGACTAGCCAAAGAGTATTCTCTTTTTGCCCCAGCGTACTCTTAT